GACAGGGCGCTACAACGCGGACACTACCGTCGCTGCGTCGCGTGGTTAGCCGTTGCCGTTCCCAAACGGCAATTATGGCTTAGACTATGGGCGACCGCAACGCCGCGCTACCCGTGCCTGCTGGCCGCCCAAGCAAGCTCACACCTGAACTGGTGGAAAGAGCTGGCACCTTGGCGGCAGCAGGTCTCCCGATGGCGTTGATCGCTGATCAGCTAGGCATTGGCCGCAGAACAGCCTTCACATGGCTCAAAAGCGCCGAAGGTAAAGAAGAAGACAGTCTTGAGTGTCAATTTCGGCAAGCTATCTTTTTGGCAGATGCCAAAGAGTGCGAAAACCTGCTATCGGGTTTGCGTCTTGCGGCAAGAGGAACCACCTCCACTCCGCCGAACCCTTGGGCCGCAACCTGGCTGCTGACGCATCATCCCAGACTGCGTGATCACTTCTCGGATGCTGCCGCCGATCGCCGCGCAGAGCGCAAGACCGTTGCCACCGTGATGGATGCTCTCGCCTCTGCTGGCCTCGCCCCAGACGATGAGCGGCGGGTGCTGCTGCAGATCCAGGCCCGTGGCCTCGGGACGCCTCCTGCTGACGAGGGGGAGCCGTGACCGATCTCGTCCGCACCCTGTTGGCACGACGGCCCTACGTGAGTGAAGGCACCCTGCTGGATTGCCTGGAGCTGGCCGAATGGCTTGGTCTGCGCATCGCGGCTGGGGTTGTCCCGGAGATCACCACCGCAGAGATGATGACACGGTGGCAGTTTTCGCAGTCCACCGTGAGCAGGCGGATTGCGGCATTACGCGAGCATCAGTTGATTGAGGTTACCGACCGCCCAGGGCCAGGCGCCTATTGGGCGGTGTATCGCGTGGGGCCGGTGGCATGACGCTCGCCGCCCCCTTTCCCTACTTCGGTGGCAAGCGCCGCGCCGCTGCCCGTATCTGGCAAGCCCTCGGCGATCCCGCTGGCTATATCGAGCCGTTCGCCGGATCGGCTGCCGTGCTGCTGGCCCGGCCTGCGTTCACCGGCCGCCGAGTTGAGACGCTGAACGATGCTGACGGCTGGCTTGTCAACACCTGGCGCGCCATTCAACTCAGCTCCGCCGAGGTGGCCCGGCACGCATGGGGGCCTGTTGCTGAGATTGACTATCACGCCCGGCTGGCCTGGCTGCAGGCACGGCGCACGCCCGACCTTGTGGCATGGCTGGAGGGTGAACCCGAGGCACACGACGCCAAGGCGGCCGGGTGGTGGCTTTATGTGGTGGCCTGCGGCATCGGCGACCCGTTTGGCCCTGGCCCATGGCGGGTGGTGGATGGCCATCTCCGCAAACTGCCGCACCTAGGGGATGCAGGGCAGGGCGTGAACCGCGAGCTGCCGCACCTAGGGGATGCAGGGCGAGGCGTGAACCGCGAGCTGCCGCACCTAGGGGATGCAGTGCGAGGCCAGCTTGAGAGCTACATGGGGCAGCTTGCTGATCGCCTCCGCCGCGTGCGCATCACCTGCGGATCATGGGAGCGGGTGGTGAAGCCGTCGGTAACCCGCAGCGGCACAGGTGGCGATGGAACGCGGGCGATCTTCCTGGATCCGCCCTATGCCACCTACGGTGATCTCTACGCCCACGTGGATGCCGATGTGGCCCTGGCCGTGCGCGAATGGTGCGCCACGGCGCCGCGTGAGCTGCGGGTCATCCTCTGCGGCTACGACACCGAGCACGACGCTTTGCTGTCCCGTGGCTGGTCTGTAGCCGAGGGTAAGGCAGGCAGTGGAGCTGGCTACAGCACCAACGGGCTGAACGGCCGCCGGGAGCGGCTGTGGCTATCGCCCGCGTGCATCGGCAGTGAGCAGCGCAGCTTGCTGGAGGTATTGGCCGCATGACCCCCGTCCGCGCCCCTGACCCCTCCTCGCGCCTCGCCGTGCTGGAGCTGGAGCGTGATGCCAATGCCAGTAAGACCCAGGTCCCCATCGCCGGCACCTTTAAGGAGTACATCTGTTCGGTCTGCCCCAGCTTCCCCTGGAGCGACCACACCCACCGCCTAGTCGCTCTTGGTCAGCGTGTCGCCGATGGGGAGATCCGCCGCCTGATGGTGGAGCTTCCACCGCGCCATTACAAAAGCACCATCTTTTCGATCTTCCTGCCTGGTTACTTCCTGCGCCGCTACCCGAACCGCTCAGTCGGCATCGGCTGCCATACCGCCACCCTCGCCGAGGGGTTCAGCCAAGACGCTCGTGACTACTTCACCGCTTCCGGTGGCGCCCTCTCGCCTACCTCAGGTGGCGTGAAGAAGTGGGGAACCAGCGGCATCGGTGGCCTCTGGACTGCTGGCGTGGGAGGAGGCACCGGCAACCCTGGCGATCTGATCGTGGTGGATGACCCGATCAAATCCCGCGAGATGGCCGACTCCGCCGCCTGGCGCCGTCAGGTTCATTCATGGTGGGATTCGGTGCTGAGCACACGGGAAGAACCGGGCAATGCCGTGGTGATTGTTCACACCCGCTGGCACAGCAATGACCTGATCGGTTACCTGCTGACCAAGAACGAGGAACTGGAGAAGGAGGGGCTCACGGCCCAATGCGAGCCCTGGCATGTGGTTTCAATGCCGATCGAGGCCACCCCTGCCAACGCGATCAAACCCCTGCCGCGCACGGTCACCCGTGAGCAGGACGACCGCGAGCCTGGCCAGGCCCTTGACCCGACCCGCTTTGATGAGGCATGGATCGAGCGCAAGCGGGCCAATACGCCCCGCCGTGACTGGGAGGCGATCTACCAGCAGGCCCCAACCGAAAGCGCCGGAACCATCTTCAGCCGCGACACCCTGCGGTTCTACGTGCTGCCTGGCCAGAAAGGGGAGGAAGGTGATGTAGTGCTGCCCGAATACGGCATCCGCAAACTGGCATCAGTGGACGCCACCTTTAAGGATTCGGCAGGGTCCGACATGGTGGGTATCGGCCTATGGCTGCAGACGCAGGAGGGCATGTTCCGGGTCGATCAGGTGAACCGCCGCATGGGCTTTACCGACACTCTCGACATGCTGCGCCGCCTGCAGCCGGTGTGGAAATTCAATGAGCTGCTTATCGAAGACAAGGCTAACGGCCCAGCGATCATCGACACACTCAAGCGCGAGGCGGCCTATGCCGTCCATGCCGTCAACCCCCTCGGCGGCAAGGTGGCACGGGCTGAGGCCGCTTCAGTGATGTTCCGCCAGGGCCGTGTGTTCCTGCCGCGTCATTCCCCATGGTTAAGCGAGTACGTGGGACAGGTGATGGCCTTCCCATCAGGCACCTTTGATGACCTCGTGGATGAAACCACGCAGGTCCTGAACTTCTGCGCGAGCACCGGCCCGATGCGGGTAAGCACCGCCACCTATGGCCACGGTTCCACCGCACTGATGCAGCAACCGGAGACCCCACCACCCCGGCGGCGGTCCGCTATCCCCGGCTTCCGATGACTACCCACCAACCCACCCAGCCAATGAGCACCACACCCCGCGACCCGCACCTACCGCCGCCTGAAGTTGTCGATTGGCTGCTGGAGCAGGACTGGTCAGAGATGATCCCGATAACCTGCATTCAATACCAAGGATCCAGCCCTCACGGAATAACCAAAAGCAAGTTGTACGAATACCAGCAGGCTCACACTGGAAGGGGCGCGGATGAAGGTGGCCGCATCTTGCTTCCTGTCGAGGCGCTGGACGCTCTCCGCGAAGACCATGCCAGCAGAAAGGCTGCCCGGTTATGACCACCACCCTCACGCCACAGCCCACCGATACCCTCCCGGAGCCCCCCAAGCGCAGGCGCAGGGAGCGTAAGGGTGCGCCACTGGAGCAACCAGCCAAGGCTGGAGCACCACCGCGCACTGAACTATCCGAGCGGCTGATTGTCGAGAACCAGGGACTAGCTGAGGCAGCCGCTGCTAAGTGGTCCCGCCGCTGCAGTAGGCCGTTTGAAGACTTCATTGGTCCCGCCCTGGAGGGGCTGATCAACGGGTGCCGCCGCTATGACCCGCACAGGATCAACCCCGCCACAGATCGCCCCTATGCCCTCTCAACCTGCGTGTGCATGTTCATCGAGGGGGCCATCAAACACCACATCAGGGACCACGGCTACGACGTGAAGATGCCATCAAAGTGGCGTGAGCACTACCCCCGTGTTCGCCGGATGCTGGCCGAGGGGCAGACGCTCGCCCAGGTTGTCGAGGCCCTGCCCTGCTTCACCCAGGAGGAGATCACCGAGATGCTCGGCGGCATGGTCGGCACGGTGGAGCTGGAAGACGAGCTGACACTGTTCAGCCAGCATCAGCCGATGGCAGCAGAGGCAGCCCTTGCCCCCGCGCTCTATGCCCTCACCGATGCAGCCTTTGCCAACCTGCGCCCCGCTGATCGTGGCCTCCTAGAGCGGTGGGCAGCTGATCCATTTAAGCGGGCCTACCCCTCGGGGCCGATGATTCAGTTTCACAACCGCCTGAAGACCCAGCTGCGTGGCCGCACGCTGGAGCAGTTCCGCCAGGGGCTCCTAGGGCTCGACGTTGCCACCATTGCCCCCGCACCCCGTGAGCGGCGCCCTCGCCAGCCCAGGCCCGCACCGGTCGAGGTGGTGCAGCCGTCC